GCCGGGACAGGTCATAGCTGCCACCGCTTTTTTACCCGACACTATGACTGTCGGCTCTGCCGCATGGAGGGCGCGACCCTCCGGCCCTGATTGTGGGCTGCATCGTGCTGCGGCATATGTCCCCGCCAATACTAATACCCGCGTAGGGACGTAGGCGTCAACGCATTGGAGGGGTATATCGTTATCTTCTCCGCATGTCGGCTTCGATTGCGAAACTCTGGAGCAGGTTAACGTGAAGGGAGTCCCCCGGCAGGAAACGTACAAGAGAGGCTCTCCTTTCCGTTTAATATCTGCTCACTAGATACCCTGCCGGGGGAGTGGGTTATCCTTTGGGCCGTGGTTGGTCACAGCCCGAAAGGGGAGGAAAATTGGATAATTATGTTTACCCAAATATATTATACATCAATCGTTGTTAAGATAACAACCTATATATCTATATGTGTCTAATGGCTTATTCGAGATTTTAAAATGGTCGCTTAAATACTTCAACCTTGTTTCCCTCAAGTTGTTGGACATATTCGGCAAATAGGCTCCACGCATCTGGGACATCATCATTTCGATTCTTACCGACCATCGTGTACCCACAAAGGAAATTCAACATTCGTCTGTATTCTTTATCTTTTTTGATAACAGAGTTATCCTTAAACAAAACACGGTCTTTGATGAATGGACTATTGACTATGATCCGCGTCTCTTTGTTCGATGTAGTATATTTTGTTGTTATTTTTGCAATTCCCCCAGCTTCTTTCACTTCTTTTTGAACTTTTTCTGCCACTTTACCGCCAGCACTATTGCTTTCAAACTGGCCCATCTGAGCCTTGTGCTGAACGAGCTTTGACACCAGCCGCGCCTCTACAACCTCTGGATTGCTGTTGTCGCATACTACGTCTTCACAATAAAAGTCATTTCCGTACTGGTAACAAATCGGCATGACGCAGTAATCAGTGCCTTTGTCCTTCGTATCGCATACAAACAGGATGGCATCGGGCTTACCGTCAGGAAGTTCAAAATACCTGCGCAGCTCATCCTCATTGTAGAGCTGTCCTTCACGCTCAATGGGCTGAGTCATGTATAGTGCCCTCCAGGAAGCATCGTCCATAACATCTCTTTGATTGTGATAGAATGCCGTGGTAAACCCAAGCCCATACGGATAATCAAAATTACTCTCATCATTTTCATCCAAAGCGGGTAGGTGGATAAACTCTGCCAGCGGGTCTTCTGCATGGGCTAGTTCAAGTCGGTCAATGGGGTCATGCAACGTCCAAGGTGTTTGGACAAGAAGCTGGACACAATCTCCGATCATACGCTGCATGAGGTCTGTATAATACTGCTGCCAGAGCTTGTCCATGCGCTCTTTGCTCATTGCGGACTCGATATCAGGTACAAGGTCATCTGCTACCAGAAGATTCGAGGCACGTACTTTGCCCGCGTTACCAGAGCCTATAGACGAAAACTCAAAGGTCTCAAACCGCTTTCGTTTTCCAAGATCAATTCGCATGTCTTGGGCGTTTGTTTTGCAAACTTGAACAGATGGAAAAATATCTTTCCACAAATACTCCCCTTTGAGGTCTAACATCCGCCCAACTTCTTCATAAGCCCCACGTAGGAATGAGTTTGAGTGCGAACCCATCAGAATGCTTAAATCTGGATTCTTTAACCCCTCCATCACCATGAACATCAATTCAATGGTGGTCTTCCCGACGCCTGGGGGAGCCATAACACCCAAAATGCGTATCTTCCGTTCAGATAGCCGCTGCATAGCTTGAACAACCGGAAGCAACTGCTTTCTGCGTGGCATATAGAACTTTTTCTTCGGTTCTCTATCCCACTCAGCATATCTTATCGCCGCATCAAAATCATACGGCGCATCAAACAGCAGACTCCGCTTGTTCAACTCGAACATACGGAGGCTTTTTTGTTCTGCGGCGAATTTTGCAGACAGCCGACGTACCTCTTTGTTTTTCTCATGAGCCAGCTTAAAATCCTCTGGCTCCAACAATCTGATCGAATCAAATGCATCAAATAGCGCAGACGGGTCGGACAAATCCCTCTGAAATGCCCTCTCTACCAACCCCCGAATTTCCATGAAAAAAGTGCCTCCTATCCCTTAAGATAAAAGGCACTTGGCACTGTTCGCTCCATTTGGAGAGGCACTTGGCACTATATACGCCCGCCCTGTGGCGGGGTGCAATATTTAATCTCCACCAGCCTTAAAATTATATACTGGCTTGATGATTTTCAAAATTTTAACTGTTGGCTCTATATTCTCCGTGATTACTTCCATACTCTTGTAAGCCATCGGGCATTCATCAAGCGTTTCCTGATTGACTGATGTGGTATAAATTCCGCTCATCTGCTTCTCAAATTCTGCAACGGTAAACCTCTCTTTAGCCTTCGCCCGGCTCATTAAGCGTCCAGCACCATGCGGAGCGGAACAATTCCAATCTTCATCTCCTTTGCCAATTCCGATAATGCTTCCGTCCCTCATGTTAATAGGTATAAGCAAAACCTCACCGCTTTTGGCAGATACAGCACCCTTACGAAGTATCATGCTGTCAGTGTCAATGTAATTGTGAATTGTCGTAAACTGATCTTCAACATGAACTCCCATTCCAGACACGATCCCGTCTATCATAGCCTGCCTGTTAATTTCAGCAAACCTTTGGACTATTTTCATGTCGTGAATGTAGTCATCAAATAAAGCCCCGTCAACATAGGCAAGCGTCTTAGGAATATCGCATTTATATTCAGACTTGTATCTTTTGATTTCCTGTTGGATTTCGCTCTGTCTACCAGCAGCTTTTAATTCTTCTATTAGTTTTTCAAGGCCATCGTTTTTGTCGGATAATTTTTTGTATCCAGCCTCTTGATAATACTTTGCAACTTCCAATCCCAAGTGCCTACTGCCAGAATGAACTACGATGTAGAGTCGCCCTTGTTCATCCCGGTCAACTTCGATGAAGTGGTTGCCGCCGCCCAATGTCCCGACGCTTTTTTTCGCTCTTTCTAAGTCAACTTTATCCGCACAGCGCAAAGCCGATAAATCTACTCGGTCAAAATACCTGTGTGCATTGTACCTTATTTCAAACCCTGCCGGTATATTCTCTCGAATAACATTGTCAAGCCGTTCCATATCAAGATTGGATTCTTTGATTTTAGCGGTTTCCATTCCGCAGCCAATGTCAACCCCGACAAGGTTTGGCACAACCTTATCCTTGATTGTCATTGTAGTCCCAACAGTACATCCAGCTCCAGCATGAATATCAGGCATCAGTCTAATTCTACTTCCAGTGCAAAACTCTTGATCGCACAATTCCTTAACCTGTGCAATGGAAGCATCGTCAACAACATCTGTAAAAATCTTAGCGGTATTATATTCCCCTGCAACTTCTCTCATTTTACCTCCTATACATCCACCTTATTCCAATTCGCCAACACCGCCAGCATGTGAAGCCCTATCTTCTCCGGGTCATACTTGTTTGCCGAACATATCATCCGTAAGCCATCAGGGGTGAGCAGTCGCCCTTCTTCCTTATCCCGGATCATCTTCATGTATTCCTCGTACTGCTTGTTCGTCAGTTTGTGCATATCATCAATCCTCCGCCGGTTCAGGGTATGGCATCCAGTTAGTAACCTCTAAATCATGCCATGTCGTCCATTCCATTTCGCAAATATTCCACTCTTGTACTTCCCACGCCTGCAATTTTTCATTCCACCTTACATCGTGAGACACAAATTTTTCACCGGGTTCTGCGTCTACAACAAATCCTCTATGAAAGGCTGTCACCATCACCGGCTCCATGTCTGGTGGCATCCTATCAGTGCATTTGATCCAGTCCATCTTTATCATCCTCCAGCTCTCTTGGCAAATCCTTCAATGTCCAACCAAAGTATGTTAGTCTTGGAGGTGCTTTCTTCCCTCTTAACGATAATGCAATCATATAAAACCCTTGCGCTATTTGTTTGATAGACCTTTCAGAGTCATCCTTCCCAAACTTTTCATAATTTTCGCTTGCCCATAGCTTCAAATTCCGAACTATATGTTCATTCCCAGATGGATCTACAAGAACCCATATTTTTGATGTTATGTTTTCTTCTGTCCGCTCAAACCTGGGGTCTCCAACTTTCCGTGCCCTCGCCCGCGCCGCAGCCTCGTCCATATCGTCCCAAAGCCCGCTTTCTCGCGCCGCTTTCTTTGACTTTTCACTCCACTTGAACCTTCTCCCGGTTCTTATATAATTCCCCCATTTTTTGCTGCAGTCTTCCGAACACGTCGTCTTTTTTGCGCTCGGAAACGATTTGAATAGTTTTCTGCAAACAGGACATACCTTCCAGCTATTACCTGTATATATTCTTGAGCAATCGGGACAGAATTGTGGAGTTTTTTGTCCGTTCAATTCAATATCAAACTTTTCCCCACATCCA